AAGAAGGGATATGACAAAGCAAGCTATGCTTGATTTATATAAAGAAGGTTTATTAGCTCACACTCAAGTGCACGATGAACTTAATATATCGGTAACCGATAAAAAAGAGTGTGAAAAGGTTGTAGAAATAATGAGAGACTGTGTAGAACTAAAAGTGCCTAATAAAGTAGACGCAGAGATTGGTCCAAGCTGGGGTAACGTTAAACATTATGAGGAATATTTTGATGAGGAAAGCTGAGTTAAAAGATATATACTTTAATATTTATATGACATATACAAACAGCTATACAACGCTTGAAGATATAGGTTACAAGTATGACATATCAAAGCAACGAGTTTGGCAAATAATACGTTATTGTAAACTTGGTGATGGTAACTATTACAAAGGTTTAGAAGCATACAATAAAGCACACAAAAAGATGAAAGAAACTTTTAAAGATCAAGGTTCTAAAGTAGTTAATGAAGCTATGAGGAACTGGTTAGAATCAGAAGGTGTTAGATTAATAAAAACAAAATGAAAAAAGAAAAAATTAAACAAATAGAAAAAGAGCAACTTGTTTCAATAGACAACGTAATATTTGAACCTATGCCAAAGAAAAGACCTTTTCCTAGAGACAAGTATATTTATGAAGACGAAAGGTTTAACCCTGAACGAGATACGATCTACCTAAACAAACTAGGTAGGACTATAGAGATAACATTAATTGCATTTATTTTGTTATCTTTAATAGCTTTAATAGGGCTTATATTATGGGTAAAATAAATTCAAGAAATAAAGGTGCTTCTTTTGAACGTGAGGTGGCAAAAATTATCAATGAGTATTTTGAGGAAATAGGCTACGATTATAAAGTTAAACGTAATTTAGAACAATATCAAGAAAAAGATTTAGGAGATTTAAATATACCTAATCATACGCTTGAATGTAAACGTTATGCCTCTGGTACTTGGTATAAAGAAGATTGGTGGAAACAAGTGTGTGAGTCTTGCGGAGACACTATTCCTGTTCTGATCTGGAAATATAATCATCAACCAATGAGAGTGTGTGTTCCTCTTTGGTCTATGGGTCAAGGTTGGGGTAAGGATAATTCAGTTACAGTAGTGCTTACATTTGATCACTGGTTAAATTATGAACTTGCCTATAATCTTTAACATTATGCTTTTATCCTTAACGCTTTTATATAAAGTAGTACCTATGTCTAGTAATTATACGAAGACATTTTTAGAAAGGAGAAAAATATGGCTGATGCTGTAGAAACAATGGCTTATGCTGGGGAAACCCCTTGGCATGGTCTAGGTGTACAGGTTGAAGACAACCTAACACCACAAGAGATGCTTGTTGCTGCTGGACTTGACTGGACAGTAAGTAAAAGGCATTTATTTACCCACGCTGACGCAGACGTAAACGCTAGTGATGATATCATTGGTGTAGAAAATTACTCTGTGCTAGTCCGTGATAGTGATAACAAGACCTTTGGTCCATGTGGTCCAAGGTTTATCCCTAGTCAAAACTCAGAGGCTTTTGAATTTTTCAAAAAGTTTACTGACGCTGGGCACATGAAAATGGAAACTGCTGGGTCGCTGAAAGGTGGCGAGCAGGTTTGGGGTTTAGCTAATGTCAGTAAAGACTTTACGCTTCCTGGTGATGACCGTGTGCTAGGTTACTTATTAGTAAACGTGTCTCATAAGTGGGGTAAGTCTAACGAGATTAGGTTTACACCTATCAGGGTAGTTTGTAATAATACGTTAACCATGGCTCTGTCTGACAAACGCACTGCTGGTTTTAAAATGCCTCATGTTAAGGCTCTTGACCATCAAGTGTTTGCTTCTGCAGAGGAAGCTTTGGGTCTAGCTGGTAACCGCATGGAGGAGTTTAAGCAGAGTGCTGAGTTTCTTAGTGGTAAACGGTTTAAGAAAGATTCAGTGGTTAACTACATTGCTGACCTGTTTCAACCTGAGCTACTCGTAGCCCAAGCTGAGATAGAAAAAATGAGCAATGTCAAAGCGATAGCAACACGTCAATCTATGGTTGATGAGTTTAAACGCATACCATCTTTGGTACACCAAGCGATTGAGGAACAGCCAGGAGCTAACCTTAAATCATCTAAAGGTACGTGGTGGGGTGCTATGAATGCTGTTACTTTCGTAGTTGACCATAAGTGGGGTCATGACCGTGACGCTTCTTTACACAATGCTTGGTTTGGCGGTCGTGCTTCGTTGAAGCAGAAAGCTATGACTAAAGCTATTGAGTACGCTAAAGCTGCATAACTGTGTATGGAACGGTGTTTCATAGCACCGTTCCTTTACACTATCTTAATCATGACTAAACTAAAGCTATGAAACTAACTGAATTAAAAGACGTGAAGGTTATTGCCTTTGTCAATAATACACCTGATGGTCCAGACTATAAAAGAGCTGTTATCACAACAGTTGGAGAAGTACATAAAATAAAAGGTGGCTCACCTTTATTATACGACCCTGATAGAGTTACTAGTCGTGCTTGGTTAAACGCAGAAAAACATTTTATGCTGTACAACATGTACAGTAAAAAGAAATTAAAAGAACACGCTAAACTTAATGGCGATAGACAAAAAATGTCTCATCAGCTATGGCAATTAATAAACCCTCATGCTGTTAAACCAGCAGAGAAAGATATGACTCAAGCAGTTATACAAACACCTGAGAAAAAACTTAAAGTAAAAGACAAGGCACCTGTAAAAGCACAATCAGTAGTAAACGAAAATAACATTATTCAAGCTACAGGTAAACAAGCAAAGTCTGAGACAAACGCAGCACGTCATAAGCTGTATAAGAAAGCAAAAGTAAAAACATTATTAAGCAAGAATGGTTTAAAACTTGCTGATATAAAGTATGATATTAAGTCTGGTTATGCGGAAATAGTGGGTTAAATGCAGCCCCTTAGAGCGTTGAAAATAATAACCTATACTTAGTTATACCCTAGTTAAAAAGAATTAAATGGAGCCCTTATGCAAACCCCTCCGTACCTGATTAAAAATTTTTTACTTACTATAAAAGCTGAGTGGATGTTAGATAAAACTACTCTTGAGTTAACTAAAGATTCTATGAAAAGTCTACAAGAGTTTCATCAAAGTGAGGGGCTGGGTGATGTAAAAAATGTGCTACAAGATTACGTCACTAAACACGGACACGATATATATTCCGTACCTTTATTTACGCAAGAGTTTTGTGACACTATGCTAGACGAAATAGAGAATATGAAACAACATTTGGCTTTTGAACCTAACGCAGAAGAAGATGAACTGAGGCAGATACCAGAAATAATACTGCACGAAAAAGCACCAGAATTATTTAACTCGATGCTTGGCGTAGTCTTTAATGTTATGAACCCTATTTTTATGTCAATATGGCAAAGATATGTTAGCTCTGCTTCAACTATACAGATTGCGAACTATAATGTAAAAGATAAAAAACAAGGTGCGTGGCACCATGACCAGACGGCAGATATTAGTATGGTTGTACCGTTAAACACTGGAGACTATAAAGGTGGTGGAACTGAGTTTCATGGTCGTGCTACTGTAGAACCGTTACCGAATGGGCATGCTTTATTTTTTCCTAGTTTTACACACATGCACCGTGGCTTACCAGTCGATGAAGACGGTGACCGTTACTTGCTTGTGTTTTGGTTGTATGGCGGTGGTAATGATTAGCTTTACACTGAATTAGAAGTAAACTAAAGTATATGTTTAAATAAATAAAAAGGAGATAAATGTTTACAAAAGATTACAGAAAAGTTTTATGGCAAGACATAGAACTTATAAATAAATTTGCAGAAAAGAATGGATACAACCGTCAGGTTGATATAGACAAACTTAAAGTAGATTTAAAAAAGGCAATAGAATCAATGGGTTACGATGACTTTGATTCAATAGTTTTTGTAGCAAGTGCACTTTTATTACATCAACATAAAAGTGGTGAAGAGTGTGAGCCACACATGAGAATCAATATATTTCTGCCAGAATTAGGTTCAGCTATAATTGACTGTGACCTTGATATCTGGAGATCATTAGAAACTCTCGATAAAGTCTGGATACATTAATTTATGAAAATATCCTCGTTTGAAAAAGGTGAACCGATACCTGAAATTATGCCTCGTAATAATAAGTACAACCTACACCTTATGGAAGTAGGTCAACACTTTACCGTAGAAGATTACTGGAACTCTGATAATGTACAAAAACTCAGGGTAGCTATATCTAATTACGGTAGAAGAAATAATAAAAAGTTTGTTACACGTAAAATAGAAGACGAGGGTGACTATAAACTACGTGTGTGGAGAGAATTTTGAGTAAGAAACTAACTCCTAAACAAGAAAAGTTTGCACAAAACGTAGCCAAGGGTATGAAGAAAAAAGACGCTGCAAAAGAAGCTGGGTACAGTGAAAAAAATGCAGGTCGTGCTGGTACTATGTTAACCAGTGACGCAAACCCTATAGTCAAAGATCGCATTCATCAACTACAAACTAAAGCAGCAGATAAAGCTGAGCTCACGCTGGGTAACCATTTAGTAGATCTCAAAGAGATACGTGACGGTGCTATGCGTAATGGTGCGTGGTCTGCTGCGGTGACTGCCGAAGTGGCAAGAGGTAAAGCAGCAGGTCTTTATGTAAATCGCAGTGAGCTAACTGTAAATAGGGTAGACAGCATGTCAAAAGAAGAAGTGCTAGAACGTATGCAACAACTCTACTATGAAACAGGTGGCATCCTACCTCAAGGCAAGGTTATAGAAGGAGAATACGAAGAGCATTAACCTTTGCCTTTCTTCCTAAACTTATACTTTACTTTCCTTTACTTCTAACCTATGCTTTAG